AACTCTGCTCCTGCTCTAGGTTCTTCTCTTAAAGGTAGAACTGGTGGTGCTGGAGGTTCTGACACAGGTGCCACAGCTAAGTCTGGAATTTATCGTTATGCTACAGAGGACGTTCCACCTCTACCACTTGATAATCAAGACGAAAAAGTTGCCTTATATGATGAGCTTATTGCAGCTAAGCGTATTACTAGTTCTTTTGCTAGAACTGTTATTCGTCGTTACAACTGGGATCTAGTTGCTAACCCTAAGTTTGATATGTGGAAACCTGGCTATTCTGCTACACCTGGTGGCGGTGGTCAGATAGGTAGACAAACAGCAACTGGTGCTACATCTATTGCAGATGCTAAGTTCTATGTAATGAACTCTGCATACGAAGTGTTCAAGTGTCTTTACAACGGAGAGAATCCTTCTAATACAACTGGACAAAACGCAACAGAGGAACCAACCGTAGCTGGTGGTAACTATGATTCTGCAACTGGTCTTTACACAGAGACAACTGGTGCAGGATACATTTGGAAGTATATGTATACTATCCCTACTGATGATGTTCTTAAGTTCTTATCATCAGACTTTATGCCAATCGTTCTTCCTGCTAACGCTTCTAGAACAACTGTTACTGGATTGGCAACTGCTGGAGCATGTGATGTTGCTCTTATTGAGGACGCTGGAAGTGGACTTCCTGCATCACAAACTCTATACACAAGTATTAAAGGTGATGGATCAAACGGTATTGTAAAATTTGTTACAAACGGTGCTGGTACAATCACATCTGCTGAGATTCAAGCTCGTGGATCAGGTTATACCTATGCTAACGTATTGTTAACAAACGGTAATCTATTCTCTAACGCAGGATTATCATCTGCTGTAGCAACAGGTGGATCTGCTGTTGGATCTATTAAAATAATTCTTCCACCAGAGGGTGGACATGGTTCTGATCATGAGACAGAACTAAATGGTAAGCGTGTTATGACTAACATTCGTCTTACATACTCAGAAGGATCTGGAGACTTCCCTGTAGACAACGACTTCCGTCGTATTGGAATCCTTGCTGATCCATATAACTGGGGTACTACAACATTCTCTACTGCTGACACATTATCTGGATTGAAAGCAATTAAGATAACAGGTGCTTCTGCAGATTACACAGTTGACGAGAAAATTACTCAGACTGTAACTGGTGGTACAGCATATGGTACAGTTGTATCATGGACATTAGACAGTGGTTCTACAACTGCTGGTGTTCTTAAGTACATCCAAACAAATGATGCTCATACAGACCAAGGTGTTGTTAGAGCATTTGAATCAAATGGTTCTAATGCAATTACTGGTGAAGAGTCAACTGCATCTGGTAACGTAGATACAAGTTATGGTAGTGCTTTATTAGGAGTAACATTCTCTAGCGGTCTTGCTGCTCCAGAAGTTGAGAATAACTCAGGTGAAGTAATCTATGTTGAAAACAGAAGACTAATTACTCGTGCACCTGACCAGATAGAAGATATTAAGTTAGTAATTGAATTCTAAGCATTAGAAAACTTCGCTAAATAATATGACGAGAATACTAGTTATATTGGCGGGAATACAATGCCTCAAAAGACGAATCTTAATGTAAGCCCATACTACGAGGATTTTGATGCGAATAAGAATTTTTATAAGATTCTTTTTCGTCCAGGATTTTCTATACAGGGTAGAGAATTAACACAGGTACAATCTATTCTTCAGAATCAGATTGAAAGTTTTGGTAAGTATGCTTTCAAGCAAGGAGAATTGGTAATACCTGGTGAGGTAGGATTAAATACAAAATTAGATTATGTAAAATTATCCTCAGTATCTGAGGTTGCAGTATCAGAAGGAAATGATATTGTATATAAAAAGTATGATATCTCTCAGTTGATTGGGCAACAACTACAGGGATTGACTTCTGGTGTTAAGGCTACTATTCTCGCAACTAAGTTAGCAACAGAAACATCCGCAGATACATTATTTGTTAACTATATTAACAGTGGTTCGTCTAACACTGAGACTACTTTTAGACAAGGTGAGACTCTAGAAGTAATTGATGGTGTAAATACTCCTTTACTTGTTGTAGGTACAGATGGTAGTGTTTTACCAACTAGTATTTCTATTACTAATCCTGATACAGGTGATGTAACATCTTTAGAAAGTCCTGCTATGGGATTTGGTTCTGCGGTTAAAGTAGAAGAAGGTATCTATTTTGTTAATGGATATTTTGTAAGAAATGATGAAGAACTTTTAGTTATTGATGAATATTACAATAAACCATCTGCAAAAATTGGTTTTATTATCAAAGAAGAGATTGTAACTCCAGAGGAAGATGCATCTCTATATGATAATGCAATAGGTTCTGCAAACTATACTGCACCTGGTGCAAATAGATTAAAAATATCTTTATCACTGAAAGAATTTGCACTTGGTGCAATTACAGATAAGAATTTTATACAACTTCTTACTGTATCCAGAGGACTTGTACAAAGTAAAGTATCTACCACAGATTTTAGTGTACTAGAACAAACACTTGCTCGTAGAACATTTGACGAGTCAGGTGATTATGTTGTAGAAAATTTTGATATTGATGTAAGAGAGTTAGCACAGAAAGATGGTAATAGAGGTATTTTTGGTGCTGATGAGTTTGGACTATACAATGGATATAATGCTGGTGACGCATCTAGAAAGATGATCGCTAGTATCGGACCTGGTAAGGCATATATTAAAGGTTATGAGATTGTCAACAAGGAGACAAAGTATCTTGAACTTAATAAAGCAAGAGAAAGTCTTACTAGTGATAACATAAATTTAAAATCAAGAGGTTTACCAACATATAGTATTACTAATGTATTTGGTAGTGTTCCTCTAAACAAAGAAGGATCTGATCTTACTGCATATCCTGATGTATTTTTATACAATACATTTAACGATGGTTCTATAGGATTAAACAATACAGAACTAACTACAGATCATAGACAAACAATCAGTAGGAGAGGAAAGATATTCACATCTGATGATGGTGTAAAAACTATTACTCTTCAAATAACAAATCCTACAGTATTGATAGGTAATGTTACAGATTCTACTTTCCAAACACAATTTGGAACTTTGTATTTTATTAAGACAAGAGCTGAGGGTGGTTCACCTACAGCGATTGGTTCTATTAAATCATTATCTTTTGCTACTACTAATAAACCACTTATTAACCCATCAGTATCTGTTCAGTTTTTAGAACTTACAGTTTTCGGTCCTAAGAATGAATTGGAATCATTATTGATAGAGTATGATTTATCTGATGATGAATATAAGAGAAGAATTTTCTTATCAGAAGAAAATGCAAATACAAACACAAATGAGTTTGGATTTATTGTTGATTATTCTGACACTATCACACCTGTAATTGGTAAATCAAAACCTAGTAATTTTACAGTAAAACAAAGAGGTAGTGGATTTAATCCAGATTCTGATGTAATATTATCAAAAGGACGTTTACCAGCAGGAACATCTACTTACAATACAATATTTGGATATTCTTATTTTGATCCTCAGTTTTTCACTAAGATTATTTTAGAAAATGCTCCTACAGGAATAAATCCATTTGATGAAGGTAGTTATGTATTTGGTATTCAAAGTAAAGCATATGGTGTTGTAGAGGGTTCTTCATCTGGTGTATATTCTACTGGTAAAATATTATTTGTAAAGACATTATCAGGTAAATTCTTGCCAGGTGAAACAATACAGGATGAGGGAGGAAATACTGTAAGAATTGCTAAAGAAAATACAATATCTCATTTTGTTGTTCAGAATAGAGGATTAGGATATGTAGATGGTGCTACTCTATTAATTAATGGACTAGAATATGATAGTTCTAAAATTGATTTAAAGACATCTAATGCTGGTTCAATTTACAAAGCAGAAATTGTAAATAGAACTGCTGTAGGTATTGAGTATGCTCAACCTCCTGCTATTACTGTAAAAAATCCAGATTCTGCTGGTGCTCCTAGTGCAGCTGCTAGTGTTGTTCCTTGTTTGTTCAGAAACACAGTTACCACATACACACCACAAAATGTTAAATCTGTTGGTTGTCAATATGGTGCTGGAAACGAGAATGTATTTACAGCAGATGTTGTTGTAGATAGTCAAAATTTTTCTGAGATTAAAACTGTAACTGACTACACATTTTTTGGATCACAAGGATCTAATTTTGTAGAGTCTACAAGTTTCAGTGCAAATGCATCTACTGTTGTACAGCAAGGTGATCTTGTACAGTTCTCTGATGATAGTAATAATTTAGTTCGTGGTATTGTACAATATGCAACTGAACAAGAAGGAGCATATAAATCTAGGATCTACTTAGACACAGCTTTGCCTGGTGAAGTTACTAATGCGAGTATTGTTAGATTACGTCCAAAAGTAGACAATTCTACAAGTGGCACACTACTATACTCAACTGGAAGCAAACAAATATCTCAAATATCTTCTGGTGGAGATGATACTAAAATTAAGTATTATTTCCGTAGAGATTTTGTAACCACTGCATCTAGCTCTGGTGGTACAATTACATTTGCTGCACAGTTACCATTTGGTACACAAAGATTTGCTGCATATCGTGAAGAGAACTTTATAATTACAATACTAGATCCTGGCGATGCACCTGATATTGTAAAAGGTGATATCATTTATGTAGAGTCTGATGATGTAGAAATTAGTTCAGCTACTGATACTGCTAGTGGTCTTACATCTGGTAGTATTAGTTTACAACTACCATTAAATTATTTTGGAAGTATTCCAACTAATGGAGCTTTCCCTAAACTTAAATTGACTGCTACTCTTGAGGTATCTAACGCAAAACCAAGACTTAAGACTTCAGTTAAGAACAAGAGAATTACAGTTACATCTGCTGGTGATCGCATAGTTCCATTAAGAGGAACAGATTATGATAGTGAAGCAGTAGAAATACTATCATACTCTGATGCGTACAAACTTAGATATGTGTATGAAGGAACATCATCACAACCACCTGAGATAGACACTGCTGGTAATTTAATTTCTGGTACAGATGTAACATCAAGATATACCTTTGATGATGGGCAAAGAGATACGATATATGATGTCTCTAGAATAGTTTTAAAACCAGGTTTTGAAGAAACCACAGGTCAACTTGTTATTGCTTTTGATTACTTTGAACATTCACAAGGAGATTTTGTAACTATAGACAGTTACTTGCATGATGCTGGTGTGCCAGAAGATGAGATTCCAGACTTTAACTCTTCTGTTTTAGGAATAGTAGAACTTAAAAATGTAATTGATTTTAGACCAAAGGTAGATAGCACCGCTATTATACCAGGTTTCTTGAACAAGTCATTACTAGAAGTTACAGACAGTCCATTCTCTGGTGCTGGTGCTGTGGTTTCTAGTACTCCTGCTCCTGATACAAACTTAGAATACACATTCTCATTCAGTCAAAAACAATATCTAGATCGTATTGATGGTATCTTCTTAGACAAGAAAGGTCAGTTCCTAGTTAAGGAAGGTAATTCATCTCTTAACCCAACTAAACCAGATCCAATAGAAGATGCTGTTGCATTATTCTATGCTTATATTCCTGCATTTACCAAGACAAGTAAAGATGTAAGAGTCACACCTGTAGACAATCGTCGTTACACAATGCGTGACATTGGTAAATTAGAGAAACGTATTGAAAGATTAGAATACTACACAACACTTAGCATACTAGAACAACAAGCACTTAACATGCAAGTTAAGGACGAGATTGGTCTAGACAGATTTAAGTCTGGTTTCTTTGTAGATAATTTTGAAGCACATAAAGTTGGTAATCTAAGATCTCTTGACTATAAGTGTGCTGTAGATCCACAACAATCTGTATTGCGTCCACAATCAAAAGAGGATTCAATTCATCTTGTAGAGGTCAATGTTAGAAATGATCAAAGAGCAGTTTCTGGATATAAAAAATCTGGACATATGATAACATTGCCATATCAGTCATTATCTTTACTAGGAAATGATTTTGCATCTTCTACATTAAATCCTAATCCATTTGTTGTTTTACAATATGTTGGTGATGCTCATGTATCTCCATCTGTAGATCAATGGTATGATAATTCTATTGAACCAGTTGTTGTAGATACAAACACAGATTTATTCAATATTTTCTTAGCAAAAGAAGATGTAAAAGAAAGTTTCTCTAGTATTCATAACTCATTTATTGTAAACTGGGTAGGTGCATCTTCGTCATTCACAAGTATTAATTCTCTTGGTGGTGTAAACTCACAGATTGCTAGTACATCTGTACAAACTGCATCTGTTGGTAGTACATCTAACATCAGTCCACAAAATAATGAAGTAGGAAAGGGTGTACAAACTAAAACCGTAAACGGTAATTTAGTATCAACATCATTATCATTATTTGCTAGAAGTGTACCTATTAAATTTAATGTTGGTAGAATGAAACCTAACACAAGAATCTATGTATTCTTAGAGGGTAGAAATATTAGTCGTTGGGTCAATCCTGATCTTAGATTTACAGGTATTGCAGGAAACTCATTATCAGCATTTAATGGTGCTATCACAACTGATGAATATGGTAATGCTAGTGGTTTAATAGTTTTACCAGCTGGATATCCACCAGCTGAAAATGCTGTATGGGATGGAAATGTTGATAATCTACCTTATGATACAGATTCTGAGCAGATAACATTAACAACAGGAACACTCACATTTAGATTTACATCTAGTGCTACTAATGAGGCAAAAGAAGGAGTAGATTCTTATACCGAAGTTAAATATTATGCTACAGGTATTCTTCCACAGAATCCTGATAGTATTATTTCTACTAAACCAGCGATCTTCAAATCAAATGAAGGTGTACAGTTGATAGAGAGCAACACTGATAATCCTGTAAGACCTAATCCTCTTGCACAAACATTCAAGGTTGAGAATTTTGAGGGTGGTGTGTTTGTAACAGGATTAGATTTATTCTTCAGCAAGAAGAGTACAAATATACCAATCAAAACTTATATTACAAATGTAGATGCTGAAAAACCAGGCAAGAGTATTGTACCTGGCAGTGAGAAAACATTATCACCAAATACTTTTCTTAAATGTTTTGCCAGTGGTAATATGTCAATATTTAAAGGAGAAAGTGTAACTGGTAACTCCTCTGCTGCATCAGGTCCTATACTTCAAGTGTTTGACAAGAACAATGTAGAATTAGTTGCCTCTGCAGCTGGTAGATATAGTCTTACTAATGAACAATGTTATACCATAGTTCTTAGCAATCATAATGGTAGATCTTTTTCACCTAACGAAGGATTAACAATTCCATCTGTAACTCTTGCTAATGCAACAGACAACACAGATTTGGTTTTAACAATTGCAAAAGATAGTGGTAAGTTATCTGATATTAGAATTACAAATCCTGGTCTTAATTATGATAGTGCGATTCTAACAATAGAAAGTCCACAATTACCTGGTGGATCTACTGCTACAGCAAGTATAGAGGTCTCTGGAGGTAAGATTTATAATACAGAAATTTCACTACCTGGTTTTGGATATACAGAAGCACCATCAGTTGTTGTCAAAGGCGTCGGAAATGGTGCTGGAGGATGTGAAATACAAACCTTTATAGAAATAGATACACCAGCAGTTAGAATGGG